AGGCTGGAGAGAACTGCTCTTGTACTTAAAGTACCTTTAGTAGGTGTGTTTAGTAAGGATACATTACCGGATCGTTGTTATGTTGGGTCATATATTATTAACATGGAGAATAGTGATATTGGAAACGGGTCACACTGGGTTTTACTCAAAATATTTCCTACGAAAGAAGTCATTTACTTCGACAGCTTTGGAATGCCATTTCCCCGGCAAATTAAAGATTTCGTAAAAGGTAAAATTGCTATATCTAACCGTGAGATCCAACATATAGATGCGACTACGTGCGGGTACTTTTGTCTCGCTGCTGACGACTACATGACCCATCAAAAACAACATAGGCCCATCTATGAAAGATTCGATGATTTTTTGAACATCTTTATAGGAGATACTAAAAAGAATGATGAAATCCTTTTGGATTATCTTAACCAAATGGGCGTGAAGTTATAGGATCGGGGTGGACCCTTTTAGATATTTACCGAATGACAAATAATTATTTACATATTCATATCAGAATGTAAATAATAATTTGGATAATCATATAAAGATGGAACAATTCTAGAATAATTGTAGTCTAATATGATTATCTTTTACATAATTACTCTTTATATAATAATATCTATTTGATTTTATGACATGTGGTATAAAATCAAAAGGGTCGACATTATTCTCCTGTAATTGTCTCAGTCGTTCTTTGTGTAAACTGAACTCGCCATATCTGTTGATGTACCCATTGCCTCAGCATCATTTTCCATCGCCTTTTGTTGCTCCCCATATTTGCTACTCAAGTAGATATTTCTAAGCATGGATACACTGATCTTCTTACCAAAGATAGTATTGAGAATACGTGTAATGCCATTGTCCGGTAGACGCTCGCCATCACGTTGTAATAGAAAAAATGGCATGAACTTTTTCTTAAGGGGAAAATGGTGATGGAAGACCTCCTGTAGTTCAGGAGATACATCAACCGTTTGCGTACCATAGGCGGATTTTGTTTTGTAGTTGTTAAAGTAGAACCTCATATTCTTCCAGTCTAAATAATTAAAGTCCTTGTCCATGGTTTCATTATATTCCGGAACAACTTTCATCAAGTAGAAGTCTTTGCTCCGTCGAGGGGGCTGTAACACGAACAGAGCCAAGACCAGATGCGCCAATGATGCGGGGTTTAGTTTATTGTAATGGTCAATCACTTGATCCCATTCTATCCAGTTCTTCTCTTGTGTTTGGGTCTTTTCGCCTTTGTGTTCTTCGAAGGTCTTATTGAGTTCGTCCATCTTATCCATGTAAAACTTGATTACTTTCTTGGGTATCTTCCTATCTTTCAAATATGAGACAATGGTAATAAAGTATGTCTTCTTTGTATTCATAGAGAACTTCTCTATCTTCTCGATAACTGCGTCTGTATTTTTTAGAAAGGCGGGACTAGTTGGAAGCACTCCTCCGTTCAAACGTTTGAGGTTGGCTTCGTACAATTTGATCGTGTTCTCACTTAGGACTTTCCCGCCAAACAATGACATCTTAAAATAGAATTAGATTTTTTAACTTTTCAGATGTATCTGTTTGTATTATTTCCTTAGTCAGCATGTAAACTCTTGTAAGTCCGGTGTGAGTCAATCGCTTTAAACCTCCCCCACTTGTAGTAGAATAAGTATCTGAAACCTCGCGCCAAAATCATATTCAAATCATATTAAAATCATGTTAAATTGGACTCGCGCCCGGGGCAGATATTCTACTACAAGTAGGGGGGGGATTACTTAGAAAGAATTAAAGTATTAGCGGATTTTTTTATATTGTGCTAATGTATGTTGAACAAAGAGCAACTTCATCAGTTGAGGAAGTTGAAAAACCTATATTGGAAGCATTGTCTCTCTGAAAATTCGCAGATGACCCGGATCGATCGTCACTTCTTATTTAGGAATGGAAAGTCTGCGAAATGTGTTTATGTAGATGAAGAAACCAAATCAGAGTTTGAGAAAGTAAAGCATTTGATTTTTATGGCGACGTTACTTTAGAGAAAATACTTTATCGCCCGAGTGCTTTGAGATGACGGGTCATGCCATATCCAGTTTTTCGTCCAATGTCATCAGCCAGCAACTGGCCAGCTTTAGAACCAACTTCCGCACCTACAAGGCCACTGATCGGGCCCGCAATAGCACCTAATGTAGATCCCGCAACAGACCCAACAATAGGCAAACCTTGATGGATTAGACCAGAAGGTAATGTTTTAGTAAAGAAGTTTCTAAAAGCGTTTCCCTTACCCAGTTTCATAAGACGACGAGTTAAACCACCGCCTAACTCTTTGTCTCCAAGTTCGTCCAGTATATCTATCGAGTGAGCGTCCAAAAGATTACCCTTTGATTGAGTTGTAATATTCTTGTCATTTTTCTTAAACAAACCAGTCAACCCGGCCAAGGCAGATACCGGATCATTTTTAGAACGAATCGTAGTTCCGCTGGTAGTTTCGCCCATGGACGCAGGATTTATATTAATGACTTTGCTCTGGTCTTTTGCGATTTTTGTATAAATTCCGCCCTGACTGTGACCAGTTGTTAAAACATCAGGGTATTTTTCCTCCGCCCTCTTCTGTACACGCTCAGCATCTTTGTATCGTCCCGTTAGTTTACTTGCGCCAGTAACATAGGCAAGATTATTCGCCCAGTCCTTAACTGTAGCTTCCGTTCCACGATGTACCACGATCGCCTGATTTTTAGATGCGCTAAAATAGACACGAGCGGTAGGCTTCGATATGGATTCGTCTAAAACCCAACCATTCACTTCTTTATCCGGTTCGGATTTGTAAGAGGACGCATGTAGTGACTTAAGATCTTTTGCCGAAATAGAACCACCTCGCTTCTTTTTGGCATATCTGCGCTTGGCATCACGAACCGCTTCCTTTCTTTCTTCTTCCGTGAAATATGCTTTAGGTCGAGTGAGTTTCTTTGGAACCGCAATATTCGAATCGATAAAAAGTTTCAACAACTCCGGTTTCTTTCCTTTAACACCCAATAGATCCTTCAACATTTTAACAGTCATTTTTACAGTGATGGGTTGAACGTCTTTTCCTTCGCCTTTGTTTGTGACAAGAAACTTATCGTTTTCGATGTGCGTAAAAATCATACCGCCTCGCATTATAGAATAACGACCTATTTTGATATATTTAAATTCGAGGTAATGCGGTTGGGGGTTGGGTGGTTGGGGGTTTGTTTCAAGAAGTTTTCGCTGTAAATATAAATAATAAAAATATTTTCTTCTTTTTTATTTTTTCAGAATGCTATGACTGTTTGTTTTGAACCCCCAACCTCCAACCCCCAACCTCCCTTTTTCCACAACGAAATAGAATTAAAGACAACTTAGTAGAAAATAATAGAATGCCTGACTATCAACGTGGTAAGATTTACAAGATTACGAGCGGGGACACAACTTATATAGGTTCAACTTGCGAACAAACATTAGCGAAACGACTTGCTGGTCATGTTCAAGGCTATAAATGTTGGAAAAATGGAAAACAAAATTTTATATCATCATATCTGCTTATAGAAACAGAAGAGTATGAAATCACTTTGATAGAACTTTATCCGTGCGACAGTCGTGACGAACTACGGTCAAGGGAGAGATTTCATATTGAGACGAATGACTGTGTAAATAAGAATATACCGGGACGATCTCACAAAGAGTATATTCAGTCGTATTATAAAGAAAACATTGAAAAAATAAAAGAAAAAGTTAAAATTTATGCGAATGATAATAAAGATACTATTAAAGAAAACCAGAAAGTATATCGTGAAGACAATAGAGACAAGAAACGAGAATATTATAAAGCATGGCTTGAAGCCAATTCAATCAAGAAAAAAGATAAAGATAAAGAGTATTATCAAGCGAACCGAGATAAAATATTAGAGAAAAAGGCGACTAAACTTCTTCAATCTCGTAATACTCTGTAAACCCCTTTCGAAACTTCTTCTCCGGTGAAGCATCTAAATCAAAGAGTAGAAACCCCAACTTATCTTTCGTGGCGTCTTTGTACATGTCAACAAGTTCTTTCTTCGGAACATCAAGAGAACATTCCCGTGAAATCATGACCAGATTCTTCATACTGGAAACCTGTTTAAGAAAGATATGGGTTAAATTATTACGGATCATTTTTGGTACGGCATAAAAACTCTGGCTAATATAAATCAAACTACAGCCCCGCTTTCTTGCCCGGATAAACGCATCTGTGATAGGCCTTTGTTCTTTTTCAGTTTGATTCACAAGATCATCAAAAACGAGTAAAGAATTAAAGTCAGGGTCAAACTCTTTGTTAATATCAGGAATTCCATCTTTATCGAACTCTAATATTTTTACGTTTCCGTTCTTACCTCCGGTCTTTTCATAAAGAAAATTGTATAAGGGCTCATCTTTATTCTTGGTCACGACAACTATTTTTTCAAAAGTGTCAGGCATCAAAGAAATCAGAGACAGAAGGGTCGAAGTTTTGCCTGCGCCGCTTGATCCAACGATACACGCACGAAACGGTACTTTAATATGGTGCTTATGAAGGTGTGGATTATGGGTTTTCTTAATATACTTCGCCATATCCCGGTGCTCATACCAATTCTTCATATAGTATAGATGCTTTTTTTGTAATAAAATCAAATACTATATTATATCATGAGTATTGAAGGCCAACCCGACCCAGTTTTACCCAACTACAATCCTTCAGCTTGGACGCCTGTTTTTACAGCAGAAGAAGAAGCAGTTTTAAATACAAAATATGTGAAATACCCAACCGCTCAAGATAGTCCAATTACCTTCCCCAATACTATAAAAACCGATACGATTGTTGGAACTACTACCGCAACAGCAATGACGATAGGAGGAACTACTGATGTTGGAAGTATTACGATTGGTTCTGTTCTTCAAGCTGGAGACAAACTTCTACTTGGGTCTTCTTCGTCCACGGCGACTATCGATGGAATTCTCAAAACTCCATCCATCACTTCTACAGCAAATATGACTATCGCTTCTCCCTCCTCGTCGACAATGACTATCGCAAACTCTGCTGAAACAATAATTTTTATGGGTTCGGGCACCCGAACCGGAGTAGCAGGAGTAGGAGCGGGCACTGTTTCTCATAGATATAGTGGCGGAAACGGTGCTTTAATAGGCAACAGTGTCACCTTAAACAATGGAGACCAAAATAAATCCTCTACCTTCATACAATGCGGACCCGGGTTAGATGCGAATAAAAGCAATGGGAATGTAGAAATCAAGACGGGCCTCTTTAACACGGGTGAAGTGCGTATCGGACAGTACACGAGTGATTCAAATAAAACAATCACTGTGATAAAAGGCGACCTCAGGGCAAACAAGATAGACGCAAACTTGGCTTCTCCTGTCTCGAGCACTGTCATGTCTATTGGCAGCAATATGCTTGGAGGAAGTGTCGAAATCTTTACGGGTGCTAATCAAAAAGGATCTATAAATATGGGTCAATGGACTTCAGACGCACCCATAAACAAAACATCCACAAACATCGAGGGAGACGTAAATATCGCAAGTGTTACAGGTGGTAATGTAGTTATTGGAG